ATGGCTGCTAACAGAATAGGAAAGTCCTACTGTGGTGCCGCAGAGATGGCTTTTCACCTGACAGGGTTATACCCTGATTGGTGGAAAGGTAGAAGATTCCATAACCCTATAACCGCATGGTGTGGTGGAGTCTCTAACGAGACAACAAGAGACATAGTACAAGCAGAATTATTGGGTTCCCCTGATGACCCCGAAGCATTCGGATCAGGCGCTATTCCGCGAAAACTAATAGTAAAAACGGAACGCAAGCCTGGTGTACCTAACGCTAAAGCGGTGGCTCTAATACGCCACGTCACTGGGGCGAACTCTTCTTTATTCTTCAAAGCCTACGAGATGGGCGTTGAGAAGTGGCAAGGTAGGTCAGTAGACTGTGTATGGTTAGACGAGGAGCCTAGTAGAGAAATCTACTCACAGGCGGTAACAAGAACACTCGACAGGCGTGGAATGGTCTATATGACATTCACCCCAGAAGCTGGAATGACAGAGACTGTTGCTGCTTTTATGAACAACATACAGCCAGGGCAATCCCTGTCGAATGCTACCTGGGATGACGCCTCAGAGAAAATAACCTCGATGAAGGGTGCGTCTGGTCATCTAGCTGAGTCTGTAATGTTACAAATTCTGTCTGCGTACTCTCCGCACGAAAGAGAGATGCGTAGATACGGTAGACCATCTATTGGTTCAGGGCTTATATTCCCCATCCCTGATGACCGTATTAGTTGTTCTCCGATACATATTGAAAGTTTTTGGCCTAGAATAGCCGCAATAGACTTTGGTTGGGATCACCCGACAGCAGTAGTCTGGTGCGCTATTGACCCAGATGAGGATATATTTTACATTTATGATTGCTACAGGGAGAGCAAGGCAAGCCCTGCTACCCACTCTGAACGAATAAGAAAGCGACCCCACTTTATACCTATAGCCTACCCACATGACGGCAATCGCAGGGATAGTATGGGCAATCCTGGGTTAGCTTCTCAGTACAGAGATTTAGGGTGTAACTTCCTATTGCAGCATTTTACAAATCCCCCAGCGTTGGGCTTAACAAAAGGCTCTAACTCTATAGAAGAGGGGATCATGGCTCTGTACCAATCAATGGAGTCAGGCAAGTTCAAGGTTTTTGATACGCTGTCAGACTGGTTTGAAGAGTTTAGAATGTATCATAGAAAAGACGGAAAAGTCGTACCCCTCCGTGATGACATAATGAGCGCGACAAGGTACGCATTCCAATCACAGAGATTTGCATTAGCGGGTGAAGACCCAGCATGGACACACGATGTAACCTATAGGAATTATGGTATTATTTAATGGCTGAAGAAATTACAGAAGAAGAACTATTAACCAGAATTAAAGGTGAGTTGACTGATGCTCTGGGTTATAGTGATACGATCTCGGAGCAGAGAGAGAAGGCTATGGAGTATTACTATGCCTTACCCTTCGGTAATGAAATTGAGGGTCGCTCCCAGTTTGTAGACTCGACAGTCCAAGATACTATTGAGTGGATAAAACCATCATTAATGCGTATTTTCGCATCAGGTGATGAGATGGTTAAGTTTAGCCCTCATGGACCTGAAGATGTTGAAATGGCTGAACAGGCTACAGACTATGTAAACTATGTCTTCACAAAAGACAATAATGGTTGGGAGATTCTTTACTCTTGGTTCACTGATGCTTTGCTATCCAAGAACGGGATAGTCAAGGTTTGGTGGGATGAGTATTCTGAGGCTCAACGAGAGGAATACAGGGGGCTGGATGAAGTAGCTTTCGAGGCTTTGGTTGCTCCTGATGGGGTAGAGGTCGTAGAGCATCTTGAATACCCTGAAGGAGAGGAAACCCTCCATGACGTTGTTATAACTAGAGCGTCTTATAACGGAAAAATAAGAATAGAGAATGTTCCGCCCGATGAATTCCTTATAGCTAGAGAGTCAAAGACTATAGAGGATGCTAACTTTGTATGCCATAGGGTAGAGAAAACCTTATCACAATTAAGGGAGATGTACCCAGACAAAGATATTGACCCAGAAGAACTTGGCTCTGGCGGTTACGATGAAGAGTCGTATTCTATGGAGCGGTTAGCTCGATATGAATTTGACAATTCTTCAAAGTATAGTGGCTGGGGCGCAGGATCTGGTAATAATGATGAATCCCAGCGAACTTATTGGTTACATGAGAGTTTTATTCGCACAGATTATGATGGTGATGGGCTTGCAGAGTTGAGAAAAGTCTGCACAGTGGGTGATTTTGTACTCGCCAATGAAGAGGTGGACGAGATACCATTCATTTCAATATGCCCAATAAAGATTCCACATAAGTTTTTTGGGCTGTCTGTTGCTGATCTAGTAATGGATCTTCAGCTAATGAAGAGTACATTGCTCAGAAATCTCATGGACAATATGTATAACCAGAACTTTGGTCGCTACGCTGTTCTTGAGGGGCAAGCGAACTTAGATGATCTATTAACACAACGGCCTGGTGGTGTGGTTCGCGTAAAGTCTCCCAATGCTGTTATGCCCTTAGCGACCCCACCACTAGAGCCGTACTCATTCCAAATGCTAGAATACCTGGACAGCGTGAGGGAGTCCAGGGCTGGTGTATCAAGAATGTCTCAGGGTTTAGATGAGAATGCGCTTACTTCGCATACTACCGCAACTGCCGTCAATGCAGTGATGAATGCTTCACAAAGCAGGGTAGAGTTGATAGCTAGAAACTTTGCCGAAACTGGTGTGAAAGGTTTGATGGCTCGGATCTATCAGCTACTTCTAAAAAATCAAGACAAGGAAAGAGTTGTCATGCTTCGCAATGAGTGGGTTCCAGTTAGGCCAGACGCATGGAATGATAAATTTGATTGCACTGTTTCAGTTGCTTTGGGCAATGGAAACAAAGATCAACAGCTTTCCCACTTGACTATAATGCTGCAATTCGCTGGTGACGCTATGCGTGGCGGGCTGCCAATAGTTAATATGCAAAACATGTATAATATTGGAGCGGCAATGGTTAGGAATATGGGCTTTCAAAACGTATCTGATTTCTTAACAGATCCATCACAGGCTCCTCAAGATCAAGCACCATCACAAGAAGAGCAAATGGCTGCCATGGAAATGCAGTTAAAGCAGAAGGAGTTGGAGATAAAGGCTGCTGACATACAGGTCAAGCAGATGAAGATCCAACAGGTTGCTGCGGCTGACGCAGTTGACGCAGAATTGAAAATGCAAGAACTTCAACTTGAGCGTGAACAAAAACGCGCAGTAGCTATAGGAGACACATGAACCGCGAGGAAGAAGCAAAAAGACTTCTAGAACATGAATTATTTATAGAAGCGTTTGACACATTAGAAAAAGAGTTGTTACTGAGTTGGTCAAGAACTAACTCAGATGATGTAAGCCAGCGGGAGTCATGCTGGTTAGCGACGAGACTGCTTGAAAGAGTTAAAGCACATATAACGTCCATAGTTGAAACTGGACACATGGCTAAGATTCTGGAACAGCAACACCCACATATATAAGGAGAAGTAAAAATGGCGGATACGCAAAATGCCCCGTCCGTGCCGCAAGGCCCAATCGCTGCTGAAGAAAGTATTGAGGCAGCCCATAGTGCAATTCTTGGCTTATTAGATTCCGACGAGGAAAAACCTAAGAGCGAGGAAGAGCAACCTTCAGAAGAGGAAGAGTCTACAGAGGAAACTCAAGACGAATCATTGGAAGAAGTTTCCGAAGAGGAAGAAGAGTTTGAGGACGATGAGTCCGAAGATGAAGACGAATCTGAGGAGTCTGACGAAGAGGAAGAGGAGGAACTTTATTCTGTCCGTGTAGACGGAGCGGAACACGAAGTAACCTTTGATGAACTCTTAAAAGGCTATAGTCGCCAGTCGGATTATACAAAAAAGACGCAAGAGATAGCCACGGAAAAGCGCGATATGGAATCACTGAGAGATCAGTATAATTCCGAAGTCTCGCAGATCCAGGCAGAGCGTCAGCAGTACATGGAAGCGCTGACCAATATTATTCAAAATTCGAATATGGATCAGTTTGCAAATGTAGATTGGAATTCTTTAAAAGAGAATGACCCTATAGAGTATGTCACCAAGCGTGAAGAATATAGGGAGTCTCAAGAGAAGATACAAGGGTTGCAACAGCAACACGCTCAAGCGGCGCAACGGCAAACATCTGAAGCCCAGCTAGAGCATCAACGATCTATGCGTGAAGAGTACTCTAAACTCGTAGAGGCTTTGCCTAAGTGGACGGACGATGAATACAGGAACAAAACAACAGCTTCCTTACGTTCGTATGCCACTAACAACGGCTTTACCCCTGATGAGTTAAACAGTCTCGTAGACCATAGATCTATACTTGTTCTTATGAAAGCGCAAAAATATGATGCACTAAAGAGCGCAGACATAAAATCTAAAAAAGTAAAGAATAAACCAACTATGGCCCGTCCTGGTTCGCCCAAGAGAAAGGCCGATAAAAGCAAAAGCAAACGTACTGCCCAAATGAAGCGTCTTCAAGGGTCAGGTCGCATCGATGATGCGTCTACACTTTTAGAGGATTTTATAGACATTTAAAATAGGAGGATTGCATTATGACAGTTCCTGCAAATACTAGGGAAACCTATGGTGCCATTGGCATCAGGGAAGACCTAAGTAACATTATATATAATATCAGTCCAATGGACACTCCGTTTATGAACGGTGTTGGACGGGGTTCGTGCGACAATACGACCTTTGAGTGG